TATACGATTATTATGTAGAGAAACATGGTTATGAAGGAAAGGCTAAAGAGTTCTTATATAATCATGGTTGTTTATTTAAGGCTTTAATGCCAATGTACCTGTTAGATAAGTACGGTGTTAAAAGAACCTATGTTTCTGATGATGATGTATTTATCTTTAATGATCTTAGTTATATGTTCACCGAATACCAAGAATTTGGATATAAGAAGGAGAACTTATTTAATCTAAGAAATGCCGATAAGTATGAAGTACTTGCAGCATTTAATGAAATCTTTGAAAGTAATTTTACTCTTGAAGAAATGAATGCTTTATCAATAAATGCAGGAAATGTTATCTATGGTCATGACCCTAAGATGGAATATTACTTTAAGAGATTTATGAATCATAAAATGGTTCATCACCTATTCTTTGATTTTGAAGGATATACCAGTTGGACCGTTGAACAGAGGTTTCATCACTTTAATTTTCATAGACTTATTAAAGAAGGTAGAACCGTTGATTTATTAAAGAGTAAGGATCTTCGTCTTATGCAAAATATAGATAAAGAAGCTTTGGCAAATAATATACAACCGCTCTATCTTAAGCAGGTTACACCCTCTCTATTACATTATCCAATCGGTACTAAGAAACCTATATTTCTTCGTCAATTTTTAAGAGGCATAGAATGGAAATTTGGTTTTGAATACCAACCTAAGTATGAACTTAAGGATATTTTATATGATGAAACATGGCAACCTCCTGCATTTAAAGAAGTTCAGAGTAAGATGAAAAAATCTTTAAAAGTTTCTTCTGTCTTTTAAACCAAGTAATAAACAATCAATATAATAAAAAAACAAATAATGGAAACTACAATCAAAAAAATCGACGCATACGAACTTAGTTCGTTTGTTAAGAAACTTCTTCCGATTGATAAATTTATCTTTATGAAAATCGGTAAGGAAGGAACTGTTTCATCGGTCTATTTTCCTGAGCGAGATGCGGTTAAATTAGTTAACACTCCAACTAAAGATATCTTTGATGCGGAGATTACTTCACCGCTTAAAGTAAGTTTTTATAACGGGAGTAAAGTAATTGATGCTCTATCTCATTTCAGTGGAGGCGAAGTAAAAGGTCGTATTCGTTATACTGAGTATGATGGTGAATTAATGGCCAGCGATTTTATCCTAGAGAATAATGATCTTAAGATTAGTCTTGCATGTACTGATCCTTCTCTTTCTTTTATGGAAATGAGTAAGGAAGAAACCGATCGTGCGTTTGGTACCGATAATAAAATGTTTGAATTTGATCTTTTAACCACTCATGTGGATAGAATGAAATCATTGTTTAATCTAGATAAAGATGAAGATACTTTTACGGTTTATCTTAAAACAGATGGTATTGGAATTAAAGGATCTTCATATGATGCTACTTTATGTCATACATACGAATCAAAGGTTGATGCTGGTGCAAAGGTTGTAATTTATAAAAAATACATCAATCTTTTGGATAAAGAAAATTATAAAGTTATGGTTTGCGATAATAAAGTAGTATTTCGTTCTTTAGATACAAATACGCATCTCACTGTTGCTGTTGCAATTACCGATGAAGATTGATATCATTTTATAAATAAGTACTCTGGCAGAAAACCTCTGCCAGAGTTTATGATAAGTAAACCTTTTAAGAGGTTTCTATATAAAAATAAAATATGACCGAAGAGCTTATTAAGATAAAAGAGGAGGCATCCAAGTATTATAATTATGAACAAGCAGTTAAGTTAATGCTTAACTCTATCTATGGAGCATTCGGTAATCCTTACTTTTATTTCTTTAATGTTGATATTGCAGAAACAATTACTCTTCAAGGTAAGGATGCTATTCTCTATACTGAAAAATTAATCAATAAGTATTTTAAAGAATTTTGGCATAAAGATTTAGAAACCCATAAACAGATGGGTATCACTGTAACCGGTAAAATTGAAAACCCGGTAGGTATTTATATTGATACTGACTCTATTTATGTTAAGTTTGATGAAGTAATCAAAAAATCTGATTGGAAGGGTAATGAAAAAGAATTCATTCTTAATCTCTATAAGACTCGCTTAGCCGATTACATTGAAAAGATTCTTCAAAAATATGCAGATGATAATAATGCCGAAAATTTCTTAAGCTTTGAATTGGAAAGTATTGCCAAAAATGCAATATGGCTTGCCAAGAAAAAGTATATGCAAAATATTGTTTGGAAAGATCCGGATATTCATTATGATGAGTTAACTAAAATTAGTGCAAAAGGTTTTGAAATTATCCAATCATCAACTCCACAGTTTGCTAGGGAAAAATTAAAAGAACTGATAACTTATATTTTTTCCAATAAGGAATTAAATATGAAAGAATTTGCAAATCTTTTAAAAGATATAAAGAGACAGTTTAAACTTGCAAATATTGATCAAATTAGTTTTTCAAAGAAGGTTAATAATTATCAAAACTATATCATAAATGATTATGACCAATTTGAAATAGGTTCTAAATGCCCAATCGGTGTAAGAGCAGCAGGGTATCATAACTATCTTCTTAACAACAGTAAGCTTAAAGGAAAATATAAACCTTTAGGAAACGGAGAAAAATTAAAAATGTATTTCTCAACTGACAAATCTTGTGAAGTATTTGCATATGCACCAGGTGAATATCCTTATGAATTTGCTCCTCAGGTAGATTACGATGTTCAATTTGAAAAGACAATTTTAGATCCAATAAATAGAGTGGTAACTGCAATGGGATTCAAAGGATTTAATAGAAATCTTATTTATACTACTAGCCTATTTTAAACAAATATATAAAAATATGGAAACAAACAAAACGTTCAGAATACATGTTTTAGGTTTACCTCATACTAAAACAACTAAAGATTTTACGGCATGCGCATATACTCAAAAAGCATGGAAATTCTGTAAAATGATGAAAGGCCGAGGTCATTATATTATGCATTATGGCCATGAAGATTCTAACCCAGATGCAAATGAAAACATCACAGTAATCACAAATGAGGTTTGGAATAAAGTTTATGGTAGTCATGATTATAAGACCCATTTATTTAGGTATGATACTCAGGATGAAGCATATCAAACTTTTTATAAAAATGCGATTGCAGAAATAGAAAAACGTAAACAACCTGGAGATATTATTCTTCCGTTCTGGGGATCAGGTGTTCGTCCTATTTGTGATGCTCACCCTGATCTTTGTATTATTGAACCTGGCATCGGTTATGCAGGTGGTATGTGGTCAGTATTCAAAATATTTGAATCATATGCAATTTATCATGCATATTGCGGATTAGGTAATGTTAGTATGTGTCGTCAGAGTTGGTATGATCAGGTTATTCCTAATTATTTTGATCTTGACGAATTTGAATATTCTCCTAAGAAAGAAGATTATTTTCTTTATGTAGGTCGTGTGTATGACGGTAAAGGTGTTAATATTGCAATTCAGGCAACCGAAGCAATTGGTGCAAAACTTAAAATTGCAGGACAAATTGGAGATGAGTTTTATCAAAAGAATCCTTGGCCAAAGCATGTTGAATTTATTGGTTATGTAGATGCCGAGCAGAGAAAGAATTTAATGAAAGGTGCGGTTGCATCATTCCTACCTTCTATGTATGTTGAACCATTTGGCGGTGTTCAAATTGAAAACCTTTTATGTGGTACACCAACTATTACAACTGACTGGGGAGCATTTGCAGAAAATAATATACATGGTTTAACTGGATATCGTTGCCGCTCATTTGAAGATTTTGTTAGAGCCGCAAGAGATTGTCAGGCAGGAAAAATTAAGCCTATTGATTGTAGAAAACATGGAGAAAACTTTTCACTTGAAGCAATTGCACCAAAATATGAAAAATATTTTAGAGAAGCATTATATGTGACTCAAAATAAAGGATGGTATACAATTGAAAATCCTGAACTATATACACAGGAATGGTTAGATAAAATGGCTAGGCCATCTGAAAAGGCAAAGACAGAGAAAAAAAAACCAGAATAGCAACATATAATGAACCCGGCTGGGCTATAGGACGAATTCATACAGGTCTTGGTAATGCTTTATCAGATAGGTATGAATTCGTCCATTTTAATTGGTATAATCCTGATCATGTTAATTATCTCTGGCGTGATGAAGGCTGGAGAGAATTTGATTTTATACTGGGTAACGGAACATTATCCGAAATACAAGGTCTTCCTACAGAAGCATATTCAAAAATGATATGCTGTTTATGGGCAATGCCTAAATTAAGTTCTCATTTTAGAGAAATAATTAACCCGGTAAAAGGGATAACCTGGGCATCTGCAGGTGAAGACGTACAAAAATATCTTAAGGAAAAGCATAACATAGATTCATCGTTAGTTATTGCCGGTGTTAGTTCTGATTTATTCTATCCTACACGAAAGATAACACAAATCAAAAAATTAGGTCTTAATGGTGTTCCTTTTGTTAACCCAGGCTGGGATGAGGTAAAAAGACCTCATATGTTAATTGATATTGCAAAAGGGATAGGCGGTGAACCTGTTTTTATTCATAGTAAAGAATTAACAGAAGCACATCGTATGTATGATGATATTGATATGTACATATGTACTAGTACAAATGATAGAGGACCATACGGTATAGCAGAAGCAGCTTTTTGTAAAATTCCTGTTCTATCAACGAAAACCGGATTTGCTACTAAATTTAATAGTATAAAAACATTTGAAACCGCCGAAGAAGCAGTTAAGATAATAAAAAATCTTAATGAAAATCCAGAAAAACTTCAAGAATATATTGAAGATGTTTATAAAGAATTGAGTAACGAACTTAATTGGCCATCTGTGATTGATAAGTATTGGTTACCTATGTTTACACAGAAGTTATCATTAAACAATAGTAAGTAAATTGCATATAAAAATAAAAGAATATGAGTAAAGAATTTTCATTTGACGATCTAAATAAAGAAATGTCAAAACACTCTCAGTATGGAGATACATTAGATAAATCAACTGTATCGGAAATTGATCATTTTATTCCAACTGGTAATTTTAATCTTAATGCATGTTTAACAGGTTCTTTCAGTGGAGGGTATCCTAATAACCGTGCCGTTGCTTTGGCAGGTCCTTCTGGGACTGGTAAAACCTTTCTTTTACTTAATGCAATTAAGCAAGCTCAATTATTAGGTTATAGTATCGTATTTTATGATTCTGAAAATGCTGTAGATCGTGACCTGGTTGAAAAGTTTGGAATTGATCCTAAAAAATTCCGCTATGAACCATGTAATACAGTTCAAGAATTTAGAAGTTCTGTTACTGCTTTAACTGATCTTTTAATTGAACAAAAGAATAAAGGTGTTGAATTACCTAAGATCTTAATCGCATTAGATTCTGCAGGTAACCTTGCTACACAAAAAGAAATCGATGATGCTAAGAGTGGATCCGATAAAGCAGATATGACTCGTGCTAAACTTTTGAAATCTGCATTTCGTATTCTTATGACTAAATTAGGTATCTGTAAGATTCCTTTTATCTTTACTAACCATACATATCAAACACAAGATCTATTTTCACAAACCGTTTCGGGTGGTGGAACCGGTCCTGAATATGCAGCCTCAATTATTTTATTTTTAAGTAAAGCAAAATTAAAAGAAGGAACAGAACAAACCGGTATTGTGGTAACTGCAAAACCTAATAAGAATCGTTTTGCAAAACCTTCTCCAATTAAATTCCACATTTCATTTAATAAAGGAATGAATCCTTATATTGGATTAGAAGAGTATATTAGTTGGGATAATTGTGGTATTGAGAAAGGCCGTTTTATCACAGAAGGTCAATATGAAAAATTGAATGAAGTAGGTAAAGCAGAATGTCGCCAACATGTTTATCATAAGGAAGGGAAGGAAATAACTGTTTATTTTCAACCTTCTGCAACTGCTCGTAAATTAGCGGTCGCTCACTTAAATGATCTTGTAGAACTTAATGAGTTATTTACACCGAGAGTAATTACACAAGAAATACTTGATCGTTTGGAGCCTATCGTTAATGCTAAGTTCTGTTATGGAACTGATGATACAGATTTAGATTTAGGTAACTTAACAGAAATACTCTCCGATAATGCTGAAGAAGTCGCTTAATACCGCTAAGCTTAAAGTTAAGTATGTATTAGGCAACCACACTTCTTTACCTGGATATCCTGATGCTGAAGATGTAATCTTTGAATTAATTAGAGATTATTGTGGTAAGGTTGCAAAAGAAATTAAATTTACTAATGTTTCTTTGCAGAAAAAATATAACTTAACCGAAGAGCAGTCGTTAAAAATAACAGATAGATTAGTTGAAGATAAAATTCTAAAGGAAATCAATTCAACATCTGCATATGTAACATATGAAGTGGTTAGAAATCCTTATGAATAAACTAAGTCAACTTTTTTCATAAAAAAATAAACATGTATTCAGGAGTAGATCACGAAAAAATATTCTTTAACTATTTTATAAAGAAGCCTCATTACCTTAAGTCGGTAAAGCCAGGCTTCTTTTCTAATAGTGATGTAGATCATATTGCAAAATTAGCAAAAGACTTTCATACTAAATTTGGTGAAACACCAACAAAGGATCAAATGAAAGCTTTAGTTAAAGATGATCCAAATGAAATCTCCGATGATATTGTTTCTGCAATTTATTCAATAAACATTAATGAATATGATCAAGATTGGTTAAAAAGAACTAGTGAATCTTGGATTAAGTGGAAACATTTTGATAAGCAATTGGTTAAAACAATTGAATATGTAAAGACACAAGATGTATCACCTGATAATGTTGAAGATATTGTTACCAGAGCAATTGGAATGATTTCTTCGGAAGGTTCATTAAATTTTGATTCTGATGTAGGTTTAGATTTCTTTAACCCTGAACACCACATACAAAGAAAGAATAAAAAACTTGAAACTGGATGGACATTTATTGATAATGTATCGGGTGGTGGATATGATCCTAAATCATTGGTAATATATGCAGGTGAACAGAACGTAGGTAAATCAATTTGGTTAGCAAATGATGCAGCCAATTTTGTAAGAATGGGTCATAATGTAGTATTCATTACCGCTGAGATGTCTGCACAAAAGGTTCTTAAAAGAATTGGTTCTAACTTATTGGATATTCCAATGATGGAATATGATCAAAAGTCTGTTAACCGTGACTTTATGAAACGTAGGTTAGAAAAGATCTCAAGAGGCTTATTACCACCAGGAAAACTTTTTATTAAGGAGTTTCCAACATCACAAGGATCAGTACTTGATATTGAAGGCTATCTTAAAGAACTAGAAGAATCACAAGATCATAAGGTTAATGTACTTGTAGTGGATTATATTAATATCTTATCAAATTATCGTAATCCTAATACTGAAAATACTTATATGAAGATTAAACAAATTGCCGAAGATCTTAGGGCATTGGCGGTAAAGAGAGATATGTTAGTAATATCTGCTACACAGCTTAACCGTGGTGCCTGGGATTCTACTGAAATTAAAATGGAAAACATTGCTGAATCTGCGGGTCTTGCGCATACAGCCGATGTAATGTATGCATTAATTCAAGACAGTCTAATGCATGCAAATCGTGAGTATTGGTTAAAGGTTCTAAAAATTAGGGACGGTCAAGGTAAGGGAAGCCGTTGTAGATTTAATATAAACTATGATAATATGAGGCTTACTGAAACTGATGACATAACACACTAAACAACTATGCAAAGAGATAAGATTTTCAATAATTCATACGGAGAACAAGATCCTTCCGAAAATAAGATATCATTTAATGTTTCCAATACATACGGTGATAATATGGATCATGATGATAAGATGCATTATAATATGCTCTTTTCAAAAATAGATGCTCTTATTCGCGGTAGTGAATTTGAACACCTTAACATGGTTACAAAAGACGGTGTAATTAAAAAATTAAATAAAGTTCAAATCAATAAAATTTACTTTTATGTTATTGAACATTTAGGATCTGCTTATACTAGAATTGATTTGTTTAGTGTCATATCAGATTATTTTGATGTGTTTCCAAATAAGTTCTATAATTCATTATCAAATAAATTTAAAGATGAATTAATCAAGGAACTTGATGATAAGTATAATATTTTAGAAAAACGAAAGATTAGAAAACTTTTTTAATATGAGTAGGGTTTGGATGATTAGTGATACACATTTAGGCTGCAGATCAAACTCTGTTCTTTGGCTAAGTATCATTGAGGATTATTTCTTTAACTTTTTTATTCCTTTAGTAAAAAAGGAGTATAAAAAAGGAGATGTACTTTTTCATTTAGGTGATGTTTTTGATAATCGTCAAAGTTTGAATTTGGCTGCACAGGATTTAGGCATACGAGTATTTGAAGAACTATCAAAAATATTTCCAGAGATTCATGTTATTGTAGGCAATCATGATATTATGAGAAAGAATTCAAATGATATATCATCAGTTGACTGTCTTAAGTATATACCTAATGTTACCGTTCATAAGGAGCCTAAGATTTTGGAATATGACGGAGTTTCTTGTTTACTAATGCCTTGGAGAAGAAATGCTGAACATGAAAAAGAAACGCTTTCTTCAATTAAGAAAAATGTTGACTATCTATTTTGTCATACCGAAACGCAAGGAGTACAGACCAGTCCTAGTACAAAACATCTTCACGAAGGCGGAAATGATTTAAGTACCTTTAAAAGATTTAAGAGAGTTTATTCAGGACACATTCATTTTAGACAAGAAAAGGAAAACTTTATTCTAGTTGGAAATCCATATCAAATGACGAGATCTGACCGTGGAAATATAAAAGGAATTTATCTATTAGATCTTAAGACTGGTAATCATGAATTTATCCAGAATGGGAGATCACCTATCTTTATTCGGTATTATATTAATGATATTTTAGAGAGGAGAATGGAGGATATACTTAATGAAATTAAAGATAATTTTGTTGATATTAACATTCCATCTAATGTTTTAGGCAAGTATAATATTAATAAGTTTATGGATTTTCTTGATGGTTATGCTAAGAAATTAGAGCCTAAGATTTATGATGAAGAAAATCCAATTGAATTAGATGACGATGTACAGTCTTCTGATTTTAGTGGAGAATTTAATTTAATGACAATTGCAGCTGAATTTATTGGCAGTCTTAATTATGACGATGATCTTAAAGAAAGACTGGTTAAATCGGTGTCGGAATTGTATAAAGAAACGTTAACACCTTCTTATGAGGATTCTTAAAGTAGAATTTAGAAACTTTGCAAGCTATGGAAATAGAAAGCAAGTAATTGAATTTGATAAGGAACAAAGTGATCTTTATCTAGTATTAGGAGGCAATGGTGCAGGTAAAAGTACATTGGCTAAAGTCATAACATATCTTTGTTACGGAAGAGTTGAAGGAGCAAATCTAAAAGATCTTCCTAACCGCGTTAATGGAAATCTTTGGGGTAAAATTTGGATGGAAAGTAAAGGCAACCAAATTGAAGTAGAGCGAGGTGTTTCACCAGGTATTTTTAATGTATCAATAAATGGTACAGAATATGATGTTGCAGGAAAATCAAATCTTCAGGAATTCTTAGAATCTGAAATCTATGAAATCCCTTACCATGTGTTTAAGAATGTTATCATCTTATCCGTAAACGACTTTAAGTCATTTATTACAATGTCTCCTTTTGATAAGAAACAGATTATTGATAGAATCTTTGGATTCTCTGTAATCAATCAAATGCGAGAATTAGTAAAGAGTAAAAGAAGACTTATCATCGATGAGATTCGTACATTTGACGATGAGATTCGTACTCTTGATGAATCAATACAATCTGTTCTTGCCAAGATAGAACAGTATGAAGAAGCCTCAAAAGAAAAGGATGCAAGTAAAACAGCAGAACTTAAAAAGAAGTTAATTGATCTTAATGAAACTAGAAAAAAGTTAAAAGAGGCAAACGATAAAACCAAAACAAAGATTGATGAAAATGATAAAAAATACAAAACCAAATCTTCAAAGGAGACTGAATTAAGATCTGAAATTACTGTTATTAAAAACGGATTAGCATTATATGAAAACAATACATGTCCAACATGTAATTCTCCATTGGATTCGGAATTTCATCAACACATCAAAAAGGAAAAAGAGGATCTTTTAGAAACCTTAAATACTAAATATGAAAAGATACAATCCGAGGTTTCAAAAATTGATGAAGCCTTAGTTGCATTACGCGAACAGGGGAAGCAAATACATGTTAAGGTTGGTCAATTGGAAAGTCAAATGAATTCATTAAAAAATGAACTCATTGAATTAGCAGAAAAGGACGATGAATCTTCTTCTCATCTTAAAGACTTAATAAAAGAATTTAAGGAAAAGAAAGAAGAAAAGGGCCAAGTAAAACTTAAAAGTGAAGGGGAAGACTATTACTTAAGTATTCTTGAAACCCTTATGGGAGATGATGGAATTAAAAATCTGGCGGTAAGATCTATTCTTCCATCATTTAATAATAACATACTTTTAATGGCCAAAGAAATGGGAATTCCATTTGGTATTAAGTTTGATGATAAATTTAATTGTACAATCCATCATTTAGGTCAAGAGATCAGTCCAAAGACTTTAAGTACAGGAGAAAAGAAAAAAGTTGATTTTGTTATTATCATGGCTTTAATTAAAATGATTAAGGTTAGATTTTCCAGTCTTAATATCCTTTTCTTGGATGAGATCTTTTCTTCAATTGATTCGGATGGTGTTTATCATATTATTAATATTCTCCACGAAACCATTCAAGAGATAGGTCTTAACACCTTTGTTATTAATCATACGGTTCTTCCAAGCGAATATTTTGATAAGAAGTTGGAAATCACTAAAGATGCTGGCTTTTCGGAATTTACAATTGAAAGTATTAAATAAATAAATAGATATGAATACCGATCCAATGTTAGAGAATAATAGTTATTATGATATTGACATCATAAATAAAGCAAATGCTCCTATTTTTAGAAAAATAGAAAAATGGGAAAGGAGATACGCTAAAGCTAGTAGTTGGATAGGTAAGTGGTTTTGTCAAACCCAAATAGATAAGTGGAAGAGTAAACTCTACACATATAAATAAGAATTCTAAATGTCTGCATATAATCAAGAATACAATAAAGATAACACCATACTGCGATATGTAATAGTGGCAACTCTTGCGGAGTTAAGGAATAAAGTTTACTATTATAATCAGGTAGATGAAGATACTTTACAAAAAGTTAATGTACCTTTTTATTATTCAATTACTGGAAACGAAAGATTTCTTGCTGATAATTTTTTATATGATGCAATTGCTGACGGTAAAGCAATCGGAGACTATGAAGTGGTTCCACGAGGAATACTTCAATTAAGTTCTCTATCAATTGATTCAGGAGCACAAACCAATAAATTTGTAAGAGGTGAATTTGTTAAAGAGTGGAATGGTGTTCTAAAAACATTTTCGCTAGAAACAAATTTCTTACCACTAACAATGACATTTGGGGTTACTGTGGTTTGTTCCAATAATCTTGAAATGTTAAAGGTTACAGAATCTGTCTTATCTAAACTTTATAAGACAACCATCTATAGTGTTGATTTAGGAATGACCAGAGTTCAGGCCGGTATGTCTGTACCCGAGGATTATAGCCAAGATCGTTTGTTTGAATTTGGTCTTAATGACAAGAAAGAATTTAATGTAACGTTTGACATTGAAGTTAAATCATTTATTCCAGCATTTGAAAACGGAATTCTTCTTTCAGAGATTGATAACTTAACTAAGAAATGTCTTCAGAATAATCCTAATGCAGAAGGTGTAGGTTTGTTCCGAACCAATTCATGCGGGGAATTAGGAATCGCCTTTGGCGGAGTTTTCCAAAAATTCGAATACACTGTTGATAATCTTGCAAAGATAGCACCAGAAAATATGTTGTCAAATAAGCAATATGTTAATCCTGATGATATTAATCGAGGCGGTCCTTATTTGGAGTCTGAAACAACATCTGCTGACTTTGATCCAAACACAAAAGAATACATTAATAAGGAGACCGAGGAAAGTAAAGAATACAGAAATGCACAGGATGATGAAGGATAATAACTTTAGGATCTTAGAATATATAAAACAAATATAATCATCAAATATGAGTAAAGTAGTTAATGAAGGACAAACTCAGGTTTACATGGATGGTAGTATTGAACCACAATACGGTGTAAATACTAATGCCCCATATCTTAATAATCCTCCAAAACAGCTGCTTGACCTTATTGGAGCTTTTTATAAAAGCGGTAAATCTGATAGTCAAGTTTTAGCCATTTTGGTAGGAATGGGTACTCCGCAGCAATTGGCATTATCTGGTATTAATGCATATAAAGTCGCTACTCAAATGTACACTACAGAAAATACACAAAAAAATCATAATAATATGAAATTTACACTTGTAGGCTTGTATGAAAACGTTATGAAAGCCATCAATGCATTAAACAGTATGGGGGATGACAAATCAAGAGTTTCCTATTCTGCAAAAAATGCAATTAATATTTTAGAATCTTCTCTAGGATATTTTCCAATGAGATTCTCCAGTGGAGATATTTCAATTATCAGTGAAGAAATTGAAAATAATGTTAATCCTTCTCTTAAGTTTAAGATTGCAAAGACTCTCCACAGAGATCTTTCTTCTTCTGAGTGGTTAAATCCAGTTAGAGAATTAAGAAGTTATATTATGGCTGCTTATGATTCTTCTAAATGGTCATTTAGAATTGCTGAGGCGGTTGAAATAAGTTCTTCAAAATCTGGAAAATTATACGAAGGACTAGCTAATCAATTAGAATCTCTTTTAAAAGAATCTTCTGAAGATATTAAATCTAAATTTGCTGTTATTGCAAATAAGAACCCATGGTCTGCTGAATGTAAGAATATTCTAAATGAAATGGCTTCTGATAATAAAAAGGCATATTCAAACAATGGTGGTAAGGTTGGAAAAATTCTTTCTCCAGTTTTAGAATCAGAGGAAGGTTTAACATTCCACTTACACGGAAAGAATTACACTTTTGGAAATGGACAAATTACTGAAGCTAAAGTTGAAGATCCTCGATTCTATGATGTATTAGAAGGATTAAAAATGTTTAAGCTTGACGGTGATTCTTTAGTTACCTTTTCTGAAAATGGAAAAATCTTAGAATATAACTTAGTAGAAGGAACATTGAATTTAGGCGGTGTTGATCTTACCAATGCAAGTATTGTAGAATTAAAAGAATCTCTTATTGCTACAAGATTCTTTGGATATAGAGATCAATGGAAATCTGATACGGTATGTAAATTCTTTGAAAATGTAGATCTTTTACATGAGATGGATAATTTTACAGGAATCACTTCTACCGAATTCTTAAATCTTTTCTTAACAGTTATTGCTGTTGAAGAAGGAGTTTGGATTAATAAAGTTAATTTTGGAATGCAGGTTAATGAAATGAAATTCTATTCATCTGCAACCGAAGCGGTTAAAGCCATTAAAGAATTTATTAATTATGATGCTTCTTCTATCTTATCCGAAAGATTAGTATCTGAAGGAAATGAAAAGGCTATTACTAATAAGAAGAGAACAGAAATTAATGATATGATTTCTTTCTTGGAAGAAAAGAAGAATAAAATTACCGAGGCGATCAATAAGCTAGGTGATTCTGAAGAATTACAAGAAGCTCTAAAATTGGTTAATGGAGAGATCAATAAATTTGAAAAGGAACTCCAGGAAACTTATTCCGTTGTTGAAAAAAAAAGTAAAAACCAATTTTTAGATAAGGGTTTCGTTGAAGCATCTATTAAGAATCCTGTATCTGGGTTTAAGTCTGGTACAGAGGTTTACGTAAATGCTGAAGAGTATTCTTCTATGGGTGATAACGATCTTATAACATTCGTTGATCCTAAAAACGAAAAGGAATACATTGCAAAGAAAAAGGATATCGCGGTCCAAATCTAATCCTTGACATTTTTATAAAAAGCTGACAGGTAAAACTGTCGGCTTTTTTTGCATATAATAAAAAATAATAAGATTATGCCAAGGAAAAGAAATTACTTAAATAATAAAGATCTTTTGGAGGAGATTCGTAAATCAAAACAAATTGATGAATTAACCCCAAAGGCTTTAGAGTTTTTAATGCTGTTAGCCGATAAATGTTCTACTAAATTAACATATCGTGATCCTGCCGATAGGGAAGACTGTATTGCATTTGCATATATGGATCTTTATCGTTATTGGAGAAATTTTGATCCAGATAAAAGTGAAAATGCATTTGCATATTTTACTGAAATTGCAAAACGAGGATTTGCAAAAGGCTGGAATAAATTACATCCAAAGAAATATGCAGGTACGGTTTCAATAGACGGTAGTGCAGATAGTGAAGGAATTTATACAATTTAGATTATACCTATGAGTATAAAAAATGTTAAGCCGACCGTAAAGTCAGGATTTAAGCAAGGTTATTATAAACCTCATAATCCTGAAAAGTACATAGGGCCAGGGCCTATCATTTATAGAAGCTCATGGGAAAGAAAATTTTGCCATTGGTGTGATCATAATGAAAATGTAATCAGTTGGGTATCTGAACCATTTTCAATAAAGTATTATAACATTTTAGATAAAAAGTTTCATAACTATTATCCAGACTTTTACATTAAGATGAATAAGGACGGTATAGTTGAAGAGTATGTAGTAGAAATAAAACCAAAAGAACAATTAAAGAAACCTTCTCCACCAAAAAGAAATACAAAAAAAGCTATTGAAAACTTTAAGTATGTCTATGAAATGTATGTAAGGAATTTATGTAAAACTGATGCTCTTACCAAAGCAGCTGCCCAGAGAAATTTTAAAGTTATGTTATTAACGGAGGATTCAAACTTATTCTAATATGATAATAGGTAATTTCACAGATGATTTAGATTTATACATTGCAGAGAATAAAGGTCAATCTCGTGCTTCTAAGGCATCATCTAAGGATTTATTAACGGCAGGAATAAAAGGCACTGGTGTTTTAGAACAAGGCAGAATGTATACATTTAGATATTTTACCGAGGATGAAACATTTTACGATACATTTCCAATTGTAATTGGTTTAGGAGCGGTTCCGGGTTCAAGAACAAATCAACTTGGAATTAATCTTCATTATATGCCGTATGATGCAAGAATACCATTTATAGAAGATATCATAAAATCATTTGGATCTTTCTTTGAGGCTCAATTTGATTTTGCTGGGGAAATAGCAAAACAATCATATAATAAAAACTTTACTTATGAGGCTGTTAAAAAATCATTAGGTAGAAAATATAACTTAACATATGCAATTAGACAGTATAGGTTAGATCGAATGAAGGATCCTAAAATCATAGGATATGAAGATTGGTATATGGGAGCAATCAATGATGACAGTTTTTTCTTTGGTGGATCTATTCAAGAAGCCCAAGACCTTTACTACAAAAATATATAAAACAATAAACAATAAAAGATGGCTGGATTTACAAACAGGCGAGGTCCTCTTACAGATTCTAACCCGGTAAGAAAGATTCTTAAAGATCTTTCAAATTTAGGAATGGCATATGATGATATGATCATTCGTAATTCAAGAGCGGTTGGGTTTACAGAGAACAAAATGGGATATACAATGAATCCCATGGGATCAGATGGAGATGACATGTATGCTGCATTTGCTGCCTTGTCATTAACCGATACTAGTCTTAAAAAGAATATTTCATTCTTTGATAGGGGTTATGAAAAGAAAAGAGATCAACTTAGAACCTTTGCAGTACAAGATGAAATTGAAGATATCCTAGATGTTGTTACGGATGAAGCAATAGTATTTGACAAGAGTAATTATTTTGCTTATGCAGAATTTAATGGAGAAATAAGTAATTCTATTGAAGAAGAGATCGGAGATATCTATAATAACATTTATAATTACTTTGGCTTTAATGATGCTGTACAACCTTGGAACTATTTTAGAAAATGGTTGGTAGACGGATTCCTTGCATTTGAAATTGTTTATAATGATAAGCAAACAGAGATTATTGGGTTTAAGGAATTGGATCCTATATCCTTAATGCCTGGCCTTGATGCTGAAACAGGAAAGAAACAATGGGTTCAGTATAAAGGTGGTGGACCTAAGGAAAGAAAACTTTGGGACTCTCAAATTATTTACCTTTCATATTCACAAGTAAATTCGCCACAAAGGATTTCATATGTTGAAAGACTTATACGTTCTTTTAACTTATTAAGAATCATGGAAACTACCAGAATTATTTGGTCTGTTACCAATGCTTCATTTAAGACCCAGTTTATTATTCCGGTTGGTGGTAAATCTAAAACAAGGGCAAAACAATCTCTTGCACAATTAATGAATTCATACCGTGAAGTGGTGGACTTTAATTATGAGAGTGGAGAAATCCAAACAAACGGTAAACCAATGATGCCGTTTAGTAAGGAATATTGGTTACCTTCTAAGGATGGCGAACAACCCGAAATTAGTACAATCGGTGGAGATGGACCTGATTTAGGTGATACCGAATCTTTAAAATATTTTGCTGATAAACTAAAACTTGCATCAAAAATACCATTTTCGCGTTTTGATAAAGAAGGTGGTAATACCTATGATATGGATGCAAGTGGAATGTTAAGAGATGAAATTAAGTTTTCTAAATTTATTGATCGCTTAAGATCAATATTCCAGGAAATCCTAATTAAACCTGTTTATCTTCAGATGTGTTTAAATCATCCGGAGCTTAAAAACGATGTTGCATTTAAAGCCGGTTTGGCATTAAGATATATTAAGGATAACGTGTTTGAAGAAATGAAGGAGATGGAACTTCAAACAAAACGAGTTGACTTTATTGGTAATATGAAAACCCAATTAAGTGTAATGGACGAAAATATGACAGAAATTCCATATTTTGACCTTGGTTGGTTAATTAAGAGATATGGCGGATTTACACAAGATGATCTTAAAGCCAATGAAAGAGCCAAGCAACGTTCGGTATTAAAGGCCGAAGGATATTCCGAAGAAGATATTGAAAAGATTCTTTTAGGAGCCGACAAAAAACTTTTTAAACCGGAAAAACCTTCAAATGGCATTGAAGAGGATCCATTGGCGGGTTTAGGATAAAAACTTTATAAGTTGATAATATATAAATCAAATAACTAGTAGAAGATGTCAGGAAAAAAATTATTAATTCTTGAGAGATCGGAGTCTAATCTATCATAT